CGGGTGCTGGTAGCGGCTTGCTGATTGTTCAGCTGTTCGCGGGTGCTAGCAACCTCAACGCCTAAACGACCGCTAGGGCCTCGTTTAAGGGGCATGATCGCTTCTGGGCCAGCTTCACCCATCAGCCCCGTACCATTCGCTAGCGGGAAGATTGTCGGCTCGCCGACAATTCCACCTTTAGCAAACGGTACGATTTTATTTTGAGCAATTATGTTTCCTTTTGCGGAACCAAACAGCTTTCCCAGAATGCCACCGCCTGAACCTAAAGAGTTAAATAATTGGTTGATCCCAAGCTTTATAAACATGTTCCCGATGTCTTTTAGCGTTGCAGACGCAACTTCTGCGAGCGACTTGGTGCCATCAACAGCAGCGGTCAACGCATCAACAACACCATTTTGAATAGAGTCTCCGATGCCTTTATAAACGTCTTTCATCTTGTCGCCTTGCGCTTCGATTTCTTTAGGTAATTTGCCAGCAAAAAATTCGCCCATATCTGAGCCAAAATCAGATGCAGCACCTTTAAGTACATTGAAATCTGCTTGATCCTTTTTAAGTTGAGCTAATGCGATAAGTTCAGCTTGCCTGCCTGCTGCAACCTCAATATTAATCCGTTTAACTACATCTTGAAACGCAAATAGGTTTTGAAATCCTTGTTTGATGTAATCATTAACATCTGAATTTAGTGCAATACTTCTATCTAATTCCTGATTAATCCTTGCGAAAGCTTCGCGTTGGCTGTTAGCTAATCGGTTGGCCTCTTCTAGCGCTTGGTTGTTTGCCTTAAGGGCTTTGCTGTCACCACCACTACTGCCGCCGCCTACAAAGTCGCCAACCTTATACTGGTCTTGTTTCGGAACATCGACCAGCGGCTCTGTCCTTTGCCTAAAAGGAAGCGCTTCTCTGATCTGAGCAATCTCTTTCAGCTTTCTTTGGCGTATATCTTGAAAGCTATCGACAGTCAATTGGGCTGCCTTGATAGCTTGTTTGTCGGTTTGCTTGTCAAGACGTGCCTCTGCTTTTGCAAGGTCTTCGTCAATCTTCAACAGTTCAGCGCTTCTCCTTTTAAGGTTTTCTGCTGTCCCAGCGTTCTTTGCCTCAAATTGATAGTTATTTAAGGCAAACGCTGCGGCACCGATACCAGCAGCGAGAGCAAACCACGGCCCAGCAGCTAAAAGCCCTGCCCCCGTAATTCCAGCCAGCACAGATTTTATGGCCGCGAATCCTTTGGCGACCGGGCCAAGCAGAGGGGCGAGCCCCACGACAGCGCTTGTCAATCCAAGTATGGCCGCCCCTACTGTTTTGATTGGCCCTGGTAAATCGCTAACAGCCTTCAGCAGCTTGGTCAGCCCTTGGACGGCTGGAGTCACAACTGGGAGCAACTCAGTTCCGATTGCATTGCTTAGTTCGCTGGTTGCATTACTAAACTCTTTGAATTTTGCCGCTGGTGATTCGGCTAAAATCTGCTGAATCTTATCCTTGTTCTTCTCAAATCCTTTCGCCAAGGCGTTGATCAGAATGTCAGAAGTGATTTTGCCTTCACTTCCAAGTTTCTTAAGCTCGCTGACAGCGACTCCCATCTCATCAGAAACCAGCTTCAAAATGCCTGGCACTTGCTCAGCGATTGACCTAAATTCATCGCCTTGGAGTCTGCCGCTGCCAAGCGCTTGACTTAACTGAAGAAACGCCCCGCTCGCTGCAGCCGCGCTAGTGCCGCTTGCAATCGCCGTAGCGTTAAAGCCTTTGTATACCGTTTGGACCTCTTCAAGGGTCTTGCCTAGCGGTCTCAGCCTTGCATAAATATCTGAAAATTGGCTTGACGCTTCGGCTTGCGAAAGGTTAAACGTCTTGGCGTTATCTTTTACCAGCTGCTGGATCTTTCCAAATTCGCCATATTCTGCAGACAGCGCCTTAAGTCGTATTTGTGTTTGCTGAAAGCTTGCTGCCTGCCCAATCATCCGCTTTGTGAGCGCTGCAACGCCAAGCGAAACGATTGCGCCTTTGATCCCACCGAGCGCTGACTGGTATTTCTGCGCCGCTTTCGACGCTTTACCAAAAGCAGATTTGGCAATATCACCAAACTGAGCCAGCTTTGTGGTCGCCGCTTCTGTCGCGGCTTTTTGCAATCTGACTGCTTTTTTCAGCAGATCTGTCTTTTTAGCTGCTTCATCCGTTGCTTTCTTGAACCGCCCAAGCGATCTGACGCCCTGCGTGGCATCAACAATAAGCTTGACGATCGACTCAGCCATGGCTCTATTCTATCGGCCTCCTCTTTTTGCGCGGTCCATCGCTTGCTGCTCCTTCTCCGCCTTCAACTCGTAATATGCAGCAAAATGCACCATCTCAGCATCAGTCAGCTCAGTCCGCAGTCTGCTAACGGTCATGCCTAACTCGCAGGCTAGGTGGAACTCAAAAAAGAGCCACCCATCCTGCCTCAGTCGTTTTTTGCGTCTTCAAGGCTGGCCTCTTCGCCAATACCAAACAGAAAGAGCTCCAGTTCATTCAGCACGCTTTCAGGTAACTGCCGCTGCAGCTTTGGCGCGTCAGCCGGTGCAAATGCCTTCGATCCGTCCTCAAGCTCTGCCATTTGGCAGAGCATCTGGGTGCTCAGGTCTAACGCTTCATCAGTACCAGCTAATTGCTGCGATTTCTTGCGATCAGCCCTTGTGATCGGCTTAAAGTACAGACTGATAACGATTTTGCCGTCTGCATTCTTTACGTCAAACTTACGGCGCTGGTTGAGATCAAATTCCCCAACCAGCAAATCAACAGCGCGGTTCCTAGCCATTTAATACCAACTATTCATAAAACAATACCTCCCTATGCGTCTGATGTCATGTCGCCGTTGACGGTAAACGAACAATTAACAGTTACCAAATCACCAACAGTGGATCCAAGCTCCATGCTTTCGATCAGACCGGCAAAGGAGATTGAATCAGATCCTGATGTTGTCCCTGTAAGAAACAGCTCAAAGGTCGCCGTTGCTGGATCGTTGGCCCTAATGGCCTCAGCCATAAATGCAGATTGGCCTGTAGCGCTTTTATCGTAGACCAACTCAACCGAGCCCGATCCTCCTACCAATCCGCCGACGACAGTTGTGGATGTCTGACCTTGAACCGTCGTGTCCAGAACTGCTTTAGTAGTGCTGAGCGACCAGCTGCGAGTTCCTACGACGGTTGCATTACTTGAACCGGCAGCGTCGAATTGAACGGCGCCCTGCTCTCCTCTGATTGTTGCCATTGGTCAAAAATCCTCGATAAATTCAAAGGCTACGGAAACCCTTGTTTGAAAAAACGGTTCCGGTTGAGGAAAATCCACAACTGCAGGGCCGTCAGCAGCGTCAAAGAAGACACCAGAAACTATGGACCTATTGTAGAGATCTCGGATGCGTTTCCCAATCGCATAATTAGCGCCAGGCCCAACCCCTTTTGGCGTGAAGATGTTGCACAGCAGAACGCCGATGACTTTAGTGCTGCCCCTTGCCGTCAGGCCCTGGCTCAGATATTGGTTCCCGCCGAATTGCACAAGACATTGAACCCATGACGATCGGGCCGTAGGATTGTCCGGCATGTTGTGAAACACCACAGGGATCGCCGGGGAAAGCGCCAGCTCAGTCGCAAGACGGCCCTCTACGATTGATCGAACAGTATTGAGATCAATAGCAGCCATCAGCGATTCCTACGGCGTATGAGCTCAATTCTGGCGGGGATCTGAAACGCGGCGATCTCTTTAGCCAAAATGTCTGGATAGCCGGGGATCGTCGGCGGGTTTTGGCGGGTCCGATAAACACCGCCCCACGATCGCGGCAGGTTGTTCCCATAGACCACGGGCTCTGCGTAAAGCTTGCGATTGTGAATCTCAATTCGAGTTTTGCTGATCGGCACCTGACGCCAGTCGCCTCTGAGTATGTCGGTATCAACTGGTGTCTTTTCTTTTATCTGGCCTTCCCACTCCTTGGCCGCAAAAATGACCAGCTCCTCAAGCTCATCTTCTGCAAGCTTTGAAATGTCGCCTAAATCGATCTGCCGTGCCATAATTATCCTCTCAAAATTAGCTCATAAGTGATTGGCTCATTGTCTTGCTCAATGGTGTCGATCTTTATCACTTCATACGAAACGCTAGAAATCAAAACGCGGTCTTGCGTCGTCGGTACAGCCGCAGCGT